GCACGGACCTTGTCGAAAGGCCCGAAGCGCAGGCCGATCGACCCGCGCGCGGCGATGACAAACCATTCAGCGTCGTTGAGGCATGCGCCGTAACCCTCTGGCAGGTCGGTCTCGGTAACGGTGTCGATCATGGAACCTCCGTAGGAATGGACCGGCCGGCCCCGACGGCCGGTCCACAGCGAAAGCGACGCGCGCGGGAGGGGGCAAAGGGACGCGCGTCCGGGGCAAAGCGAACTAGTTAAGCACCGTGCCGGGCGGCGGCGGGCGCTGATCGGCGGTGGCGCGGATCATCATGTTCAGATTGCTGACGACCTCGCGCATCAGCCATTCCACTCCGGGCTGGTCGAGACGCGCCATCAGGACATCGGCCCCGACGTGGATCGAGACGAACAGGGAAATGGTACCGTCGGGCAGGACGTGGTGGCCGACGCCGATCGCATGATCACGCGGCGGATTGTAGGTCGCGTCGGCGACGGTGTCGGGTCGGGCCGTGTCGCAGCCCCGAACAGCCAACTCCGGTCGGACATGGCACGTGGCGGGCATCAGCGCGTCCCCTCGCCCACCAGCGCCTTGAGACGCTCCTTCTCGTCGCGGACGAACGCGCGCCAGAGCTCGGGCACCTTCGGCCAGTGCTCAGCCCAGAACTGCTCGGCGCCGCCACCACGCAGCACGTCGTCGAGACCCGCCAGCATCCGGCGTATCTCGGCGGGCATCGGCAGGGCCGGCGCGTTGGTCAGCGCAAGTGGCGGCGGTGGCTCGTTATGTGGCTGCAGGTCGATCGGCGGGCGCGGCGGCGGAAGGCGACGCGGCGGCTCGGCATGTCCTTCGAGACGACGGAACAGGATCAGCAGGGCGTCGTCGAGTTCGCAAAGACCGCGTTCGGTCCACTTCCGCCAGCGCGGCTTGCCGTTGTTGTCGATGCTCTCGCACTCGGCCCAGACCGACGGCATGCCGTAGAGATAGCGGCCGATACCCCACATCACGGCGGCGCGCTTGAACGCGTCGGACATGCCGCCCTTCTCGCCCTCCATGGCGGTGGCCCCTGCCCCGTCGCTCTTCGCCACCGGACGCCCGTCGAAGTCGATCGAGATCGTGGCGATGACGCGTCCCGAGCGTGTCTCGACGAAGTTGCACTCCCAGCCGGCCGGGGTGCAGACGTCGTCGAGCCGGTTCTGCACGGCCCGCGCGGTGATGTAGCAGAGCGCCTGGGCGCGCTTGCCGTCGCGGGCGAGAGATTGGGCCCGCCAGCTATGCTCGTGCTGACGGAACGGCGCGCGCAACGCGGCGAGGTCTACGGTCATATCGCGCCCTCCACCATGAGGACCAGCAGCGCCATCCCGTTGGCGAACGCGATCATGCCGGCGATGCACAGCGCGAGCGCGAGCGCGACGACACCTTCGCTGCTGGTCAGGATCGAGACGATGATGCGGCCGGCATAAGCCTCGGCACTTTCACCCGCCTCTCGTTGGCTGCGCATGTTCACCTCCTGCGAACTCGTTACGGAGGTGCTAGTGCGGGCAGTTGCCCGCGTCAATCACAAATGCGGGCAATTTCCCGCATCGTGACTTTTTGCTGGTTTACGCTACGCTGCAAGCTCCATGGGGGATCGAATGAGCGAGATCATAAAGGGCGCACTCATCGTCGCGGCGGCGATCATCCTTGCGGCGGTGGCGCAAATCTACTTCTCGCCTGTGCGGACCTGCGCACGGGCAATGGCGGCCCCAACCGCAGACGACGTCGGCAATCTCGCCTGCCGCAGTTTGCGGTAGGCCCAAGTCGTCACCGTAGTTTCCGGATTACTCCGAATCGGAGGATTAACACCTGAATAGCCAGCTTGGACTTACCGTAAAAGGGAGGGTCCAATGTCTGAATGCACCAGGGGCTGTCAGTCGTGCGAGATCGAATGCGCGATGTTGATTGCGATGACTACCGCCGCCCGCCGGCAACTGCGTCAAGCACGTCTTGATCAACCGCCTCTAAATAGCCTGGATTATCGCGGTTGGCGGGCGACCGTGCGAGCCGGCGTAAACCGGCTGCAATGCCATGAGCATAGACTAGAAGATCGGCTCGCTTCGTCTGGTCATTCAGTCCGACGCGCATCGCGATTCCCATGAGGCGGGCGATCGTTTCAGGATTGAGCAACTCGGCTATCTGGGCGTCGATCTGGGTCTCGATCGGCGGCACGTCGTCGCCTTCTTGGCGCTTCGCCGTGTAGCGTGATGGTGTCGTCTCAAGCGCGGCCGCTAGGCCGACCAGAAGCTGGCCGGTGATCCGCTTGTTGCGGCCGCGCTTGAGAAAATCCCGCACGAGGTCCGGGTTCCGCCCATTCGACGCCTTCATCGAGATGCCGCGCGCCGTCGCCCCGTTGGCCAGCGCAGCCTCGATGTCCCGCCGGAGCAGGGCCGAATTGATCTCGTCCGTCATTACCGACGACCGTGACCATGCGGGAGAGGACCCGCAAGACGGGCTATTTCCCGCTCTACGCCTTGACATGCGGGAAACTTCCCGCGATCCATTCGCGCTATGCACGATGAAGTCCTTCCTGCAATCGAGACGTTCCTCGTCCGCACAGGGATGGCGGACAGCACCTTCGGCCGGAAAGCGACCGGTGATTGGCGGCTCCTACGCGAGCTGCGCGGCGATGAGGGTCAGCGGCCACGGCGGCTGTACCCGGAGACCCGGGCGAAAATCCGCGATTTCATGTCGGCACACGACCGCGAGCAGGCGCAAGCCGCCGCGCTTTCCCAGGAGAGAGGCAATGATGGAAGCAGGGTTGTTGCTTGTAGCTAGTTCGACTGGCGCCTTCGTCGGACTGATCGTTGGAAGCACGTTCGGTCGTGCCGACGGTCGACGCCGGATCAGCCAGGAGATCGCAAACTTCGTCGACGAGTACGAACAGGTGACCGACGCGGTGGCGGGCCTCGATCCACATCTCATCGCGATGGCGAAGGGCATGGCGGGCGACCTATGACCGATTGGCCCTTCGGCGAGTTGAGCCCGCTGTCCTACGATCTGATATTGGCGGACCCGGCGACGCGGTTCGAGACCTATTCGGCCAAGGGTGAGGGCAAAAGCCCGCAGGCTCAATATTCTACGATGACGTGGGACGAACTGGCGACACTCCCGGTCTCGTCGCTGGGCCGGGGCGACTGCATCCTGATGCTGTGGGCCTGCTGGCCCACGCTGGCCCATTCCATGACGCTCATGGAACGATGGGGGTTCCGATACATCACCGGTGGCGCCTGGCACAAGCGCACCAAGCACGGAAAAACCGCATTCGGGACGGGTTATGTCATGCGCAGCGCCACAGAGCCGTTCCTGATCGGGACGATGGGCTCGCCGTTGACCGCGAACAACGTCCGCAACGTCATCGAGACCGAAGACCTCGCTGTGCTCGATGCCGAACGGCGCGAGCATAGCCGGAAGCCCGACGAGCAATACCAACTCTGCGAACGCCTGCTGCCCCGCGCGCTGCGTTTCGTCGAGCTGTTCGGGCGCCAGCGCCAGCCCGGCTGGGACGTCTGGGGCAACGAGGCTGACAAGTTCGAGGCCGCAGCATGATCTGGCCTTTCCGCAAACGCGCGCCCGCCGCGCCATCTCCGATCGAGGACGACTGGCAAGTTGGCGATCTCGCCGAATGCCTCAACGAAGATGGCTGGGAATCGGCCGTCACCGGCCCGGCGCTTCACCAGATATTGCCAGTGACGAGGATCGCCCACGGCACATTGGTGAACACCAACGGTAGGACGGCATGGGGACTGCACTTCGCCCGCTTCCCCGGAATCTTCTACCACTCCGCGCAGTTTCGCCGCATCCGGCCAGTCCACGAGCCATGCGAGGCGCGCTTTGCGGAAGAAATCCGGCGACTCGGCACAGTCAAAAAGCCCGTCATCGCGAAGGATCGTCACAATGTCGGATGGTAACGTCGCGGCTGATCAGCTGCGCCAGTATATCGAACGCGTCGAGCGTCTTGAGGACGAGAAGAAGGGCATGCAGGAGGACATCAAGGATGTCTACCTAGAGGCCAGATCGCAGGGCTACGATCCCAAAACCATGAAGGCGATCGTCCGGCTCCGGAAGATGGAGAAGGATGCCCGCGACGAAGCGGAGGCGCTGCTGGAGACGTACAAGGCCGCGCTTGGAATGTCTTCGACGCTCTATCCCGATCATGATGGCCGGCCCGATCCGAAAACGCCGGCGCCCGAGCCAACCGCCAGTCCAGACGAGCTATACGTCACGGCCGTGGGCCTCGTCGTTCAGCACGGCAAGGCGTCGACGAGCTGGCTCCAGCGACAGATGCGAGTCGGCTACAACGCCGCCGCGCGCCTCGTCGAGCGCATGGAAGCCGCCGGCATCGTCGGGCCGCCGGATCATGTCGGCCGGCGCGAGGTGTTGCTCGACGCAGCTCGCGCAGGTTGGGCGAATGTCGTGGCCGATCTCGCCGCGAAAGGAATCACTGTCTCGGTCCACGCGCCTGCGGAGGCGCGCGCACAGTGAACAAGATACCCCGTCCGAAGATCCTGCGGCCGACCGAGGTGGCGGCCGTCACGAAGGCCATCCAGCGCGAAAGCGTCAACGGGGGGTCGGGCGCGGGTTCCATTGTATCCCCCCCGATGGATGGCCCCACCTCACCTATTCGCCTGGTCTGGCCGCCCTCGGCGCTGTCCGGGCATGCCAAGGGCCATTGGCACGATCGCGACAAGGCGGCGCTGGTGAAGAAACACCGTGCCTGGGCGCATGTCGCGACGCTGGAAGCGCGGCCCGTCGTGCCCGCGTCGGGCGATATCGCCCTTCGTATCACGTTCGTCCCGCCCGATCGGCGTAGTGACCGCACCAACATGCCCAATCGGATGAAGGCGGCGATCGACGGCATCGCCGACGCGCTCCGCATCAACGATCGCCGCTTCGACCCGAGCTATGTCTTCCTGCCGCCGTGCAAGCCCGGCTGGGTGTTGGTCGAAGTCGGATGACCAGCGCGCGCTTGGGGGAGCGCTAGCATATGTCGTGGGAGGCGGAGGCCTGGGCGCGGCAGCAACGCACCGGTGATCCGGTGACGAAGGCCGTGCTCGTCGGCATCGCCAACTGGGTCAACCCGCGCGGCGACGCAGCGCAGGTTTCGCTGCGTCGTCTCGGCGACGAGGTAGAGGTTTCGCAGAGCACGGTGCGCCGCCATGTCGCCCGCCTTGAGTCCCTGGGCTTCATCGAGAAGACCGAGCAATTCAGGGAGGACGGCGGTTCGGGCTGGAACCAGTTCCGGTTGCTAGGCTATCGCCCGCCCCGCGTCAGCCACGCTACCCCCCCTTCCAATTTGACACCCCCTTCCGTGAACGCAGCGGGAACGCCGAACCTGTCTAGGGGGGATGTCAAATTGGAAGGGGGGGATGGCACAGATGACAGGGGGGGGATGGCAGAATGCAATGGGGAGGGTGTCACTGCTGACAGGGGAAGGAGTCCTTCAAGGAATATAATATCCCCCCCTAACCCCCCTTCAGAAGCTGACGAGCCGCCGAAGCGCGGCGCGCGGATCTCGCCGTCTTGGGAGCCGCCGGCGATTTCCGATCTTCCGAACGGCGTCGCCACGATCGTGCGCCAGTGGCCGGCTGGCGCCTACGAGGCCGAGGCCGAGGCGTTCCGGGATTACTGGCTGGGCGAAGGACGAGCCGGCGCGCGTAAGCTCGACTGGAACCGCGCCTGGTACAACCGCATCCACAATGTCGCGGCACGGGTGCTTCGCGATGTCCGCGCCGGTGTTCGGTTCGATGCACCGCTGGCCAAGACGGACGCCGCCCCGATGCCTGGGCACGACACCTGTGGCGAGGGCGAGCAGGCTCGCGCAATCCGCTCGCTTGTCGAGCGGGCGATCGGCAAGCGTAGCGCCACCAACTGGCTGTCGGGATCGCGCTTCGACATCAATGCCGACGAGCTCATCGTCGTCGCGCCGTCCGAGTTCATCTCGAGCGAGCACCAGAGCAATTTCGACGCTCCCATCCGCCGGGCGATGCGGGCCGTGCTCGGCGACGGCGCCGAACTGCATTGGCGCTTCGAGAAGCCGCGTCCGCATGTCCAACCAGGGACCCAGCCAGAGGCTTGCCCATGAGCACCGCTTCCGATCACGTCCGAACGCTCGCCGCTAACGTCCAGATCGACATCGACGAGGTCCGAGCATCGTCCACGCCCTACGCCGAGATCGAGATCGTGTTGCTGACCGACAAGCACCACGAGCTGCTTCTGCTCGCGGATCGCATCGAGCGTGACGAGCCCGTCACTCCCGTTAACGCCAGCCGACCGTCAATGTGGCGCCGCCTCGCCGCCGTGATCAATAGTTTATCGTCGTGATTCCCATGCCTTGTGCGATGTCGATGACACCACGTCTGAGCAATGCTATTTATCCCGCTGACCGATCGGTCGCGGGGTGCGCGAACACGTAATGACGGACACGAAGCGGACGAAGGCTGCTGGCAAGCCGAAACGCCAGCGGCCCAAGACGGCGAGGACCACGGCGGAGCTGACCCCGCTGGAGGAGCGGTTCGTCCACGAATATTTCCTCGACCCGGCATCGGCGACGGCCGCCTATCAGCGCGCCGGCTACAAGGGTAAGGGCGACGCCGCCCGCGCCGCGGCGTCACGCCTGCTCAAGCGCGCCAGGGTCAAGGCCGCGATCGGCGTGCTCCGCGAGAAGGAGGCGAGACGCTTCGACGTCTCCCGCGAGCGCGTACTCGAACAATATGCAAGGCTGGCGTTCTCCGACATCCGCCGCTTCCACACGCCTGACGGCGCATTCCGCTCCATCGTCGACCTCAGCGAGGCGGACGCCGCCGCGATCGAGCAGGTCGAGATCGACGAGGAGTACGAAGACGTCGATCCCAAGGTCGAGCTGGAACCCCAGCCACATGGCGGCGGCCTGAAACGGGCACACGCCCAGCGCGCCGCCACAGGTCGCGCCGTGAAGTTGAAGCTCACGTCGAAGCGTGCCGCACTCGACAGCATCGTCAAGCTCATGGGCTGGGCCAAGGAAGACAAGCCGCCACTCGGCTCCGAGGAGAACCCGATCCGGATGATCATCGAGGACCTGCAGGGCCGGAAGAGCGCCTTCGCGCCGGTTGCCGACATCTCCGACGACGAGGACGACGATTGATGGGTATCCCCATCGATACCGTTCCGCAGACGGCCGCGCAGCTGAAGGCGTGCCTCGCCGATCCGATGTGGCGCGTCTGCTCCGGCCAGCTCTACAAGATCATGGTCAAGGACGAGGACCTCGCCGATGGCATGACGGTCATACCGTTCCGGCCGAATCGTGCCCAGCGTCGCCTGATCCGCCGGCTCTGGTTTCGCAACCTCATCCTCAAAGCTCGCCAGCTCGGCTTCACCACGCTTATCGCCATCCTCTGGCTCGATCACGCGCTGTTCAACGCGAACCAGCGCTGCGGCATCGTCGCCCACGACCGTGAGGCGGCCGAGAACATCTTCCGCGACAAGGTCCGCTTCGCCTACGACAACTTGCCGGAGAAGCTGCGCGAGCAGATGCCACTCGGCCGCGACAGCGCGCACGAGATGCTCTTCGCCCACAACAACAGCTCGATCCGCGTCGCGACATCGATGCGGTCGGGAACGATCAACCGGCTCCTCGTCTCCGAGTTCGGCAAGATCTGCGCGAAATACCCGGAGAAGGCCCGCGAAGTCGTCACCGGCTCGCTCCCGGCGGTACCGCTCGGCGGCATCGCCATCATCGAGAGCACGGCGGAAGGCCAGGGCGGCAGCTTCCACGACATGTCGACCGCCGCCGAGGCGCGGAGCCAGATCGAACGCCCGCTGACCCAACGCGAATGGCGCTTCCACTTCGCGGCATGGTGGCAGAACCCCGAGTACCAGATGGACCCCGCCGGCGTCATCATCACCGCCAAGGATCACGAATATTTCGACACGGTCGAGGCCGCGAACGACAACGAGCTGACGCTCCGCCAGCGCGCCTGGTACATCGCCACAAGACTCAGCGACTTCGCCGGTGATCCCGAGAAGATGTGGCAGGAATATCCCTCCACATCGAAGGAGGCCTTCCAGCAATCGACCGAGGGTGCCTACTACACGATCCAGCTCGCTGCCGCCCGAAAGTCCGGCCGCATCGGCCACGTCCCGCTGGTCAGCCACGTCCCCGTCAACACGTTCTGGGATATCGGTGCGCGCGACGGAACGGCCATCTGGTTTCACCAGCGCGTCGGTCTCGAACACCGGTTCGTGCGCTATCTCGAAGCCTGGAGCGAGCCTTACGACTATTTCATCCGCGAGATGGAAGCGCTCGGCTACCTCTGGGGGACGCACTTCCTGCCCCACGACGCCGATCAGAAGCGCCAGCAGGGGTCGATCATCGCTTCGCCAATCACGATGCTCACCGAGCTACGGCCGACATGGCGGTTCGAGATTGTCGACCGGGTCTCCGACATCACGCACGGCATACAGCTCGTCCGCAACGTGTTCGGCCAGTGCTGGTTCGACGAGACCGGCTGCGCCGAGGGCCTGATCCGCCTCGCCAACTATCGCAAAGAGCGTGATGCCCGCCTGGGCGTTTGGAAGCCGACACCACGCCACGACGAGAATAGCGAAGGCGCCGATGCCTACCGCCAATTCGCCCAGGGCTGGTCCGAACCGACCGTGGTTGCGGGCGCTCGCCCGAACCGCTCCCGCCGAGCCTCAGCAAAGGCAGCATAGCGATATGGCCCGACAATTCTGCCTCGACCTCAGCCGCGTCCACGCCACGTTCCGGCACGGCGATATCACAGCGCATATCGCATGGTTCGGCGACGACCTGACGCCATGCCTCGTCCTCGTGCCCGCCCACGCCGAGGGCCACGAGCGCGTCACGCCCTGCATCGTGCCGCTGCGCGCCGCCTGGGTCTGGTCGGAGGCGATCGGCGACGGTCGCCACTGCGCGCTCACCGCCCACCAGTTCTGCCACCACCTGCGCATCAACCCCAGCATGCAGGCCAACTTCCGGATCACGTCGATCATCCGCGACCACCTCCAGGACCTGCTCACCGCCCCGCCCTGCCCCTACGAGCGCGTCGTCGTCGCCGATGCGATCCGCACCGGATCAGACGGCCGCCAGCACCACAGCGAGATCGAGGAGCGGCTCTAGATGTTCGACGACAATATCCAGGCGAAGCCGATCGCCTTTGGTGTGGTGCGCAAGAACAACCCCGAAGAGCGGCTGTACCCGGACAGCAACAACACGGTGCCGGTCGCAACATCGCCCGCCGCCGGCGCCTCGGCACTCCTCGACAGTGCGCAGGCTATCCAGCTCCATCGCAAGCTGCTCGGCTACTACCAGCGCGAACTCGATCGACAGGCCGAGAACCGCGCCCAGCAGGCCGAGGACGAGGACTATTACGACAACGACCAATGGTCCGAAGAGGACAAGCAGGTCCTGCGCGACAGGGGCCAGGCCGCGCTCGTCTACAACGTCATTTCGACGACGGTTAACTGGGTCATCGGCACGGAAAAGCGAAGCCGCACCGACTTCAAGGTGCTGCCCCGCAGGAAAGAGGACGGCAAGCCGGCCGAGCGCAAGACCCAGATCCTCAAATACCTCTCCGACGTCAACCGCACACCGTTCCACCGCAGCCGCGCCTTCGAGGATTGCACAAAAGTCGGCGTCGGCTGGTTGGAGGACGGCGTCCAGGACGAGGATGACGGCGAGCCGATCTACAGCCGCTACGAAAACTGGCGCAACATCCTCTGGGACAGCGCCTCGACCGAGCTGGACCTGACCGACGCGCGCTATATCAGCCGCTCCAAATGGCTCGACTTCGACGTCGGGGCCGCACTCTTTCCCAACCGCGTCCCGATGATCAGCGAAGCCTGCGTCGAAACGGGTGCGTTCGGCACCGACTCGATCAACGGCGACGTCGCGATGGACGCGCTGGAAGACGCGATCGACGAGGGCACGCTCGACCGCATCGGGACGGAGCGCCGCCGCTTCCGAGCCATCGAAATGTGGTTTCGTCGCCCGACCAACGTCAAGCGGATGCGCGGCGGCGACTTCCGTGGCGAGATCTTCGACCCCAATTTCGATCCCCACGTCGCCGACATCCAGGCCGGGCGCGCCGTCCTCGTCGATAAGCTGATGATGCGGATGCACGTCGCCATCATGACGACCGCCCACCTCCTGTATCTCGGGCCGAGTCCCTACCGGCACAACCGCTTCCCGTTCACTCCGATCTGGTGCTACCGCCGGGGTCGCGACGGCATGCCCTACGGCATCATCCGTGGCGCCAAGGGCATCCAGGACGACATCAACAAGCGCGCGTCCAAGGCGCTGCACATCCTGTCGACCAACAAGGTCATCATGGACGAGGGCGCCGTCCCCGACATCGAGGAGTTCGAGGAAGAGATCGCGAGGCCCGACGCGATCATCGTGAAGAAAAAGAACCACGAGCTCACGCTCAACGCAGATCGAGACCTCGCCGACGGTCACATCGAGATGATGAGCCGTTCGATCCAGATGATTCAGCAGATCACCGGCGTGACGGACGAGAATCTCGGCAGGAAAACGAACGCCTCGTCAGGCATCGCGATCGGTCGCCGGCAGGAGCAAGGCGCCCTCGCCACCGCCGGCATTTTCGACAACCTCCGCTTCGCCGCACAGATCCAGGGCGAGAAGCAGCTCTCGTCGATCGAGCAGTTCATGACGGAGAAGAAGGAGTTCCGCATCACCAACATGCGCGGGACGCCCGAATATATCACCGCGAACGACGGTCTTCCCGAGAACGATATCACCGCGACGAAGGCGGATTTCATCATCTCCGAACAGGACTGGCGCGCGTCGGTCCGCCAGGCGCAGGTCGACGAGCTCCTGCAGCTGCTCCAGCAGCTCGCCCCGGTGAGCCCGCAAATCGCTATCGTGATGCTCGACCTCATCGTCGAATCGATGGACATCCCGCAACGCGACGAGATCGTCCAGCGCATCCGCCAGATCACGGGCATGCGGGACCCCGACGCCGACGAACCGACGCCGGAGGAAATCCAGCGCGCCCAGCAACAGCAGATCCAGCAACAACGCCAGGACGCGCTCGCCGACGCCAACATCGCCGACAAACAGGCCAGCGCGGCGGAGAAGCAGGCTCGCGCGAAGAAGGTCGCCGCCGACATGGGCCAGACCACGGCGCAGACCGCGAACATCAACGCCGCCGCGATCAAGACCGCGCTGGAAGCCGCGCTCGCCATGCTCAGCGCGCCCGCCACCGTCCCGGTCGCCGATCGCATCCTCCACGAGGGCGGCTTCCAGTCCCGCAGCGAGCAGGAAGAGGATGCGCGGACCATGGGTGTCATGCAGGGCGAAGCCCAGCAGGACCTCGCCGCGCGGCAGCAGCAAGAGCAGCAGCAGCAGGTAGCCTCCCTGCAGCCGCCCCAGAACCCCACCGCGCCACCACAAGCACAGCC